TCAACACACATTACCGCTATGAAGGAACGGATCGAACTCAAAGCACAGGATGTTCAGTGCGCAGAGTGCAGCAAAGAATTTTCATTGCCGATCACCATGGACCAATCAAATTTTTTCGCCGTAAGATCTTAAGTCTTCCTTTACCGGAGATCTTACAGTTAAGCGAACGATTTGAAAAAGAGGTAAAGGAAATTAAAAAGGACTGTCTCAAGCTCTGCTGGTATATGCGCGGCCTTAGCTATGCTGAAGTAATGAACATGAGTTGGGACGAGCGAGAAATTATAGGCGAGATTATCAAAGAAAATCTCGAAACTACCAAGAAAAGCGGATTACCTTTCTTTTAAAGTTCTTTGGCAAACGCTGATAAAATTTGTTGTTGCTGAGGTGATAGTTTTTGCAGATCACCAGCAGCTTTCAATGCAGGCAGCAATGCAGCTGAATCTTGTCTTGTTTTAAACTTACCTGCTTTGATCTGAGCATAGGCTTGTTGTAAAGCCTGCTGATCCTTGAGATATATAGTTTTGCCAGCTGCTGCTAGATTCACAGCATCTCTAAGATTTAATTTATTAACAGATTGGCCAGCACCACTTGGACGATCTTCTTCCCCCCAGCGTTTGGGATTTAGAACTCGATCAACTGCATCATACCCAGCTTGATAGTCTTTCTTTATATCAGCAAAAACTCCTGGAGCTTCAACTACAATGTCTCGTATTTTCATTTTTTAAATATACTTTTTTGACCATTGGCCAATGCAGTTTCAAACATACGTTGCTTTTGTTCTTGAACTTTGCGTGCCAGTGTTTCGGCCAACGAGTTTCCTGTTCTAGACACTGACTCGGAACCACCTACTCCTAGTCTTGCACGGTCTGCATCAATTTCAGCTTGACTAGGTTTAACTAGTTTAGCTACCTGTTGTTTAAGATTGGAAATGTCAGTGAGCATATCTCGTTTATCAGCATTCATAGTTTGAACTAGACCTTGTAGATCTGTAGTTAAACTGGCAACTTGTTGTGTTAGTTTAGTAATTCCTTCGCCGTCTTTGGCAGCGGCAGGAGCAGGTTCTTTAGCAGGAGCAGCAATCGGCTCTTCAGCAGGGTCTGTCGCGGTTGCAACAGGAGCAGCTTTTTTAACTGGAGCAGCTTGTGTAGTAGGAGCTGCATCAGCAGGCTCAGTAGTTGTGGCAGCGTCTGCAGGAGCGGCCGTTGCAGCAGCATCCGCAGGAGGTTGTTCTCCGCTGTAGCCAGCTTTGAATCCTGTCTTGAGATCTCTACCTATAGCTGCAGCACCTTTGGCAATTTTACCACCAACCTTGCCTATAGCTTGAGTAAAAGGACCTTCATCTAGCTGTTGCGATTCTACTATTAGTTCAGTTATTTTCATGATTAGAGTAATTCCGATATATTGTTTATTTATTGTAAAGAAAGAGCTAAAGCTCTTTTGCGCTTTCGCGCTTTGCGCTCAGCGCATTTTTCTTCTTTAGGATTATGTTGAAGTTGTGACGCATTATAATTGCGAAGCAATTTAAGTATTATGCAGATTGTTCAGTCACACTTAACCCTGTTACGGGTTAAGAAGCATTATGCGAGTTGCACAGTACACTTAGCGTTAAAGCATTACAGAGGCGGTCATCCGGTACCTCGAGCTCAGTCAATATGACGGTGGATTATTACACATACGCTAACACACGTAATAATCTAAGGGTTTCTCTCCCTTCTTTTAGCCTATTTCGCTCTCCAAACAACCATACAGCAAGGTCTTTGCCATTAACGTCCTGTCAAGGATAGTGGTTGAGTACTGCTGCGGCGCAGATTTCCGTCCCTGAGACCCGTGGTCCAGTTGTTCATAGGCACTTGATGTAAGCCAGTGCAAGCCAAAAACCGCTTTATTTTGCCTGAGATTGTTCTAAAAGACGTTGTCTAAGTATGTTTGATCCGCCAACTCTGACGTTTATAATGCCATTATAATAGTCATCTGTTTCTAAAACTCTGCGTTCAAACTGTTCTCTTGCCTCTAAATAACTTAGTTCTGCCTTGGATTTGCAAAGATATAATATTTCTCTTGTGAAGTTTTCCGGACCTAGTGCTTGGACGTCTGCGTTTAACCTATCAGATGAACCCCAGTATTCGCGCCAATCGCTTTCTACTGTGCTTCTTCTTTTAAGTTTTTTGCCTTTGAGTGGGGGTTTAGTGCGTTTGAATTGTGCTAATTTCTTGCCTATATACTTCTGTCCGGTCGTAAGATTAGTGATGAGATAAACAAAGCCAATGTAGCCTTCTGGAATTTCTTCTACAGTTTGATTTTGATATGTCCATTGCACTCACTTAGTTACCTTGGGGGGTCTGCCTAGCTTGCCTTTTCTGGCTGCTTTTCTTTCTTCTCGCTTTTCTTGTATTTCTACACGCCTAATTGATGCTTCGTTTCTAATTTCTGATAGCCAATACCGTGCCTTAATAGCTGCTTCGTCTGAGCCTTTGTATTCAAATCGTTCTTGCCACTTAAAATATTCCTGAAAAGCAGCAATCATTTTATCGTGAGCTTCTGTTGTCAAGCAACAATCTCCACATCATTGGAATAACTGGTAAATCCGTTTTCCTTAATAACTTTAAGAACATGATTAACACGACTGGTTAGGTCATCTCTGTGAGAAATTAAGAATACATTCTTATCACGCTCACGAGTCATGCGCTTTAACACAGCAATACTTGATTCAACACCGCTGGAATCCATGCCTGAATCAACTAATTCGTCAATGAATAGTAGATTAATACTGTGATACAAGTTTTCCCACACATCACGGAACGCCCAACTCATAGATAGGATCAATCTATTGCGTTCTCCTCGTGATAAATTATCAAAGTCTAGGTCTTGACCCAGTTGAGTAATTAATACACTTAGATCATTCTGGAATTCAACAATGTGCGGCAATCCAATTTTATCAAGATAGTAGGTCAATCGCTGATTCAAGAACGCTAAGTTTTGATCAATAATACGTTTGCGTACAAAACTATCTTTGTTTGTCAATAGTTTGTATAAAAATTCTTGATGTTCTTTAACACGGGTTAGAGTATTAACAGACTCCCAATCAATCTCCTGTACTGCGGTCTTTTTAAGTTCATCAATCTGTTCAAGATAGGGGTTAGTTTCAGCACTCTTAATGGTCAATTCTTTTTCCAAACTGATAACTGTATTCTTATGATTAAGTGCTTCTTCTAGTGTATCATATTGCACCTTAGGGCAGTCGCCTAACTCTCCTAGTTCTTTCAAAGCAAACTCAGTTTCTGTAATAACTGCGCCTAGGTCTTCGAAAGCTGCACTAGCATCGCTAAGATCTTTTCTTGCAGCCGCAAGAACTGCTTCGTGTTTAGCATCATGGAACTCTTGACCGCAGGTATGGCATTGATGGTTTTCTAAACTGGCAATTTCTTTTTCTATCTTATCACATCTTTTGCGTTCTCGATCTTGTTCAAGTTTAGAACGTTGCATTGCGGCAGTAAGATCATTAATATCTTTACGCTTTTGATTGTACTCGACTAATGCTCGATGATTTAATATCTCTTGTTCTGAGTCAATATGACTCAAATGATCGATGCTTTTTAAAATATTTTCAAGATTCTTTTCTTGAGTTTCGTCCCACATACGTTGTTTACGTTCTAGTGCATCGATACTCTGTTGTATTCTTTCATTACTTGCTTTGACAGTTTCAATGCGAGTGTTTTCTGTAGCAATGGCATCTTTGCTGATGCGAATCTGCTCCTTGAGATTCTCTGCTTTTTCTGAAAGTAGTGTAATACCTAACAACTGTTCGATAATGTTGCGCTGGTCGCCAGCCTTCATTGACAAGAACGGTTCAGTGTAAGTGTTAAGTGCCACGAGGTGTTTGAACATGTCGTGACTCATCGACATCATTTCTTCAATGGCTTTTTGTGTTTCCCGACTGTCGCCTTGACTTTCGTCTAGGTCTTCCAGATCCTGTTCTTGCCCGTTGATGCTAAAACGTAAGATGTTAGGTTTGCGACCACGCTCGATATGATATTCAAGTCCATCTTTTTCAAAAGTAACAGTACATAACATACCTTTACCGTTAATCTTGTTAATCAGATTGTCACGTTTGATATTAGTCAATGCCTGTCCATAGATAGCATAGCTGAGACCGTTAATAATAGTAGTTTTACCTGTGCCATTACGAGCACCGCTATCGTCGCCACCTAAGTCCATGTTTTCACCAAGTACTAGAGTGAGCTGACCTTTGTCAAAGTCTATGGCCTGAGTCTGGTTGCCCACACTCATAAAGTTACGTACTGTTAAATTCTTAATTTTTATTGTCATAGATCCTGATAAATTTTTAATAACATCGACTTGTCGTAGCTATCGCTTTCAATAGCGTTAATTTGATTCATAACGATTGTATCTACCGATTCAAAGTTAATATCGATAGGTACAGCGTTGGACTCGACTTCTACTTTTTCTGGAATAAGCATCAGCTCACGCAGATTGTACTGCGGCATAAACTGTTCTTTGATGAAGTTTGCTTCTTCAAAAGTAATAGGCAAGTCGATAGTAACACGACAATGCATCTTATCACGCAGTAGT